GAAGCTATTGATGGTATTCTTGAACTTGCACAAGACAGTGAAATGCCAAGAGCATATGAAGTTGCTGGACAACTCATTAAGAGTGTTTCTGATGCCACTGATAAGTTGATGGATCTTCAGAAAAAACTCAAAGATGTGGAAGAGGAATCTACTAGAAAACCAACAACCGTTAATAATGCATTATTTGTAGGATCAACTGCTGATCTTGCAAAACTTCTCAAACAGAATGGAGACAAATGACCGAAGATCTAAACGAATTTTTTTCATCTATCGGTAAAGCTAAGAAAGAGAAAGAAGAGGAATTTAAATCTCTTGTTGGAGAAGATCCTCTTGCTTCTGTTTTCAAGGAAGTTTCTGATGTCAAGAAAAAGTTTATAGAATCTAAAAAGGAAGACGAGAAGAAGAAAAAGATAGAGGAAGATAAAATAAAAACAGTTGTGGGTGATAATCCATTAGAGTCTGTATCATTCTTTACTCAGGTTTCAGATCTTAAAAAGGAACAGAAGGAAGATAGGGAAAATAAAAAGAAAAAAATTGCAGAAGAGAAAAGAAGAATAGAAGCAGAAGAGAAAAGAAAGATTGAAGAAGAGAAGCAGAAAAAAATAAAAGAAGAAGCACAGGTACAGTACAAGCAAGAAAAGGAAAAAAGACAAATAGCAGCACTAGAGGATTGGTTGAAACCACCTACTCTAGAAATTCAGGATGCTAATGGTAATGCTTCTTTTGAAGTTACTAATATAATTGAACCAGAACCATTAAAACCAACTGAAAATAATATTCCTTATGAGGAAATAAAAGAAGAAAAAGATGCTGTTGATCAGGCATTGGAAGTTCTTGGAACACTTAAGACTAAACAAGAAATTCGTGAGAATGTTGATGATCCTGATATTAAAAAGATACGTCATGAGCTAGAGTATCTTAAGAATCTAATCAGTGCTCAAGGTGGTGGTGGAGAAACACGACTTCAGTATCTTGATGATATTGTTGGAGTTGCTACGAACCTCAATGAATATGATGGGAAGTTTCTTAAAGTAGATGTAAGTACTTACGGTCAGAAATTTAGGTTTGCTGAAGTTGAGTCAGCAGGTGTTGGTGGAACATGGAAAGTTGATAGTGTAGGTATTCATACTACCAAGAATATTGGTGTTGGTGCAGAAGCAGTATCAAACAAAAAGTTATTTGTTCAGGGTGATGCAGAGATAACAGGTAATCTTTCTGTAGCAGGAACTATAACCAAACAGGATATTACCAACCTTGATTCTATCGGTATTATCACTGGTAGAAAAGATTTACAAATTCAAGGTAACTCAACATTATTGGGAATCACTACTATTGGTAGTAATAATGTTGGTTCTGGAGCAACGGTACTCTTAGTTAAGGGTGATGCTCGTATCACTGGAATACTTACTGTTGGTGAATCTTCAATTACTATTGATGGTGATGCAGAACAGGTTAGTGTTGGTATTGTTACCATTACTAATACAGCAGTTAATGTTGGTGAAAATGTAACTATCAACTCTACTGCATCAGGTATTAACTCTGCACCCAATGTTCTTTATGTTGCAAAGGATGGTCTAGATACAAATAATGGCACATCGATTGATAATGCGTTTTTAACTATTGCTGCTGCTGTTGGTATTGCACAATCAGGAACTACTATTAAAGTAATGTCTGGTAATTATGTTGAGATGAATCCTATAGAAGTTCCAGCATTTGTTTCTATTGTGGGAGATGATCAAAGATCTGTTAAGGTACTTCCGAATACAACAGATAAAGATTTATTCCATGTAAGGAAAGGTGATAAATTAGCAAACATGACTTTTAGTGGACATCTATTCCCCGCTGCTGCTGTGGGTTTCCCCACCACTGAGATTGCAGAAAATGTGGGTGGTGGTAAGTGGAAAGGACCA